ATGATTGCTCAACAAAGTCCAGAAGAAATTACACACTCAATCATTTCATAGAAAGAATCAAAACATATAATGAGGAAAACTTTAACTATGAGATAATCACTATTCAATTAAAGGTATGATAGAAGACGATTTTTACGCAACATTAAAATTAAAGACAGGTGAAGAAATCTTTGCCAAAATAGCTGCAACTGAGGAAGAAGATAGAACAATGCTTCTTGTTTCTAATCCCATCATCATTCATGAATTAAAAGGAAAGATGGGAGTGGTAGGGTATAAGATAGAACCGTGGTTAAAAACCACAACTGATGATATGTTTATAATTAATCTAGCAGACGTTTTAACTATGTCTGAATCATCTGATTTGGAAATGATCATGATGTATCAAGATTATATTAGAGCATCTGACAAAAATACTACTAATCATTCTCCAATTGATAGGAAAATGGGTCGTCTAGGAAATGTAAATGATGTAAAAGAGATCCTAGAAAAGATATTTAAGAGTACCTAAAGCTTCCCTATCAACCCTGACAGAGTTAGTCTATAGGGTAATTGAGAACTTGTCAAGTTTATTGATAGATGATATAATTCATACATATTATGAGATAAACTTATGATAAGACCTATGGCAAAGAGAAAGAGGTCCGAACATTATGTAAACAACAAAGAGTTTTTGGCTGCCCTTATCGACTACAGATGCAACGTTGAAAATAGTTTCATCAAGAAGTATGGAAGAGAACCAGTAAAAGAAGATTGGCCTAAGAGATGGGATACGAAACCACCAATCCCTCGTTACATTGGGGAGTGTTTTCTAAAGATTGCTAATCATCTCTCATTCAAACCAAACTTTGTTAACTACATGTTCAAGGAGGATATGATCTCTGATGGAATCGAAAATTGCGTTCAGTACGTTCATAATTTTAATCCTGAGAAATCCCAAAATCCTTTTGCTTACTTTACGCAGATCATTCATTATGCGTTTCTCCGCAGGATCCAAAGAGAGAAACGTCAACTAGAAATTAAAAACAAGATTATTGAAAGATCCGGTTACAGTGAGGTGTTTGATGATAACAACACCCTTGACGGATCTAATTATTCTGACTATAATCAAATTAAGGATAACGTTCACTCCAAACTGCGTAGTTAATGAAAGTTGCAATCATTACCGATCAACACTTTGGGTGTCGTAAAAACTCTAAACTATTTCACGACTATTTTCTGAAGTTTTATAATGATATTTTCTTTCCATATCTAGAAGAAAATGGTATTACTACCATCATTGATATGGGTGATACTTTTGATAGTCGTAAAGGCATTGATTTCTCTGCACTAGCATGGGCAAAGAATAACTATTATGATCGGTTACAGAGTATGGGTGTTCATGTTCATACGATTGTTGGTAATCACACTGCATATTATAAGAATACTAATGAGGTAAATGCAGTTGATCTCTTGCTTCGTGAATACAATAATGTTACAGTGTATTCCGAAGCAACGGAGGTAGAAATTGATGGTCTACCCATATTGTTCATTCCATGGATTAATCAAGACAATGAGGAAAGCACTCTTAAATTTATTCAAAGTTCAGATTGCCTCTGCGCGATGGGGCACCTTGAACTCCAAGGATTTAGAGCTCATAGAGGCGTCATCATGGATCATGGTCATGAGAGCAAACTATATTCAAAGTTCTACCATGTCTACAGCGGTCACTACCACACTAGATCGGATGATGGACGGATCTTCTACCTGGGAAATCCGTATGAGATGTTCTGGAACGATGTCGGTGATAGGAGAGGATTCCACATCTTTGATACATCGACTATGGAACATGTTCCGGTAGATAATCCATATAGGTTGTTTTATAATATCTACTACGAAGATACTAATCATCAAACTTTTGATGTTCGTGAATATCATAATAAGATTGTAAAAGTAATTGTTCGTCAAAAAACTGATACTAAAAAGTTTGAAAAGTTTGTTGATAAGATTACTGAAGTTGCTGCTGATATCAAAGTAGTAGAAAACTTTGATATTCAAGATCCTGAAGAGTTTGAAGTTTTTGAATCTGAAGACACACTTTCTATTCTGAATAGATATATTCAAGAGGCAGAAATTCAACTTGATAAGTCTAAAGTTCAAAACATTATGAGACAAACTTACCAAGAAGCATGTGAGTTAATCTAATGTATATTCTAACAATCTATGGCAAAGAAACTGAAGGTGCATATTCTGTAAACGATGAGGACGGAGAACAAATTCTCTATCTCTTTGAAGAAGAAGATGATGCCATGAGATATGCTATGATGTTAGAGGACGGTGGAAGTCCAGAAATGCATGTTATTGAAATCGAAGATGAGGTAATGGTCAAGACATGTGAAATACATGATTATAAGTATACTATCATTACCAAGAATGATCTCGTAATACCTCCTGAAACAGCACATGATTTTATTTGAAAAAATTCGTTGGAAAAACTTTCTGTCAACTGGTAATCAATATACTGAAATAAGTTTTACAGAACATCCAACAAATCTTATTATTGGAACAAATGGAGCTGGTAAGAGTACATTACTTGATGCTCTTACATTCTCTTTGTTTGGAAAACCTTTTCGTAAAATCAATAAACCACAACTTGTAAATACGGTTAATGAGAAAGACTGTAATGTTGAGGTAGAGTTTTCTATTGGTAATACAAAATGGAAAGTTGTTCGTGGAATCAAACCAAATATCTTTGAGATCTTCCGTGATGGTAATGCCCTGAACCAATCTGCTGCAGCACTAGACCAGCAAAAGTGGTTTGAGCAAAATGTGATTAAGATGAATTACAAGTCTTTTACTCAGATTGTGATTCTGGGTAGTAGCACTTTTGTTCCATTCATGCAACTAACTGCTACAAATCGTAGAGATGTGATTGAAGATCTTCTTGATATTCGTATTTTTTCCTCTATGAATAATCTTATGAAAGATAAGATTCGTGAGGTCAAAGATCAAATTAAAGTTCTTGATTTGAAAAAAGAGTCTCTGATCGATAAAGTTAAAATGCAAGAGAACTTTATTGAGGAGATTGAAAGTCGTGGTAAGGAAAATATTAAAAGTAAGGAAGTAAGGATTTCAGAACTCCTTATTGAAGAAAACAACCTGATGAATGATAACGCATACATTGAAGAAGATGTATTCAAGTTGACAAAAGAAATTGAGGGTCTTGATTCTGCAAAAGAAAAACTTCGTACATTAGGTAATTTAAAAGGCAAGATTTCTAATAAAGTATCGACGATTACGAAGGAGCATAAATTCTTCACACAAAATACTGTTTGTCCTACCTGTAATCAGGACATTGAAGAGACCTTCAGAATAAATAGGATTAAGGACGCTCAAGATAAAGCAAAGGAGTTGCAATCCGGTTATAAAGAACTGGAACAGGCGATTAATAAGGAAGAAGAGCGAGAGCGTCAATTCACTACCCTATCGAAGGAGATCACCACACTAACGCATGGCATTTCTCAGAACAATATTAAGATCGCTGGATGTCAACGACAAGTCAGAGATCTGGAATCGGAAATTCAAAGAGTTACCGACAACCTTGCAAACAGAAATACTGAGCATGAAAAGTTAACAACCTTCAAGGACAACTTAAAAACTACATACGACGAACTCGCTCAACGTAAGGACACGATCAACTATTACGATTTTTCGTATAGTCTACTTAAAGACGGTGGAGTTAAGACCAAAATCATTAAGAAGTATCTACCGCTGATAAATCAGCAAGTCAATCGGTATCTACAACTGATGGACTTTTACATTAACTTCTCCCTTGATGAGGAATTCAACGAAACCGTCCAGTCCCCAATCCACGAAGATTTTTCTTACTCTTCTTTCAGCGAGGGAGAGAAGATGAGAATCGATCTAGCACTCTTGTTTACCTGGAGAGAGGTAGCAAGGATGAAGAACTCTGTCAACACGAATCTACTCATTATGGATGAGGTGTTTGATAGTTCTCTTGATGGATTTGGAACAGAAGAATTTTTGAAGATCATTCGGTTCGTTATCAAAGATGCAAATATCTTTGTTATTTCTCATAAGGAATCTCTGCATGATAAGTTTGCAGATGTGATTCGATTTGATAAGGTGAAAGGATTTAGTAGGATGGTCTGATGCCGACTTTTGTACATAAAGAAACTGGTAAGAAAATATTCTTTGCACATATTCCAAGAACAGCAGGTAGATTTGTAGAGGCTAATCTTCTAGCAAATGGATTTGACTGGGGAGATAGTCACCTTGATACTGGTCTTGGTGTTATGTCAGTTGTTAATGGCGTAGAAATCGCACACTATCATCGTGAATATTATCAACAATATTTGGATGTAAAAAATATTCCACATTTTTCTATTGTTAGAAGTCCTATTACCAGATTTATCTCAGGATCTGTTTATTTGAAAAGAACATATGGTGATGATATTCAATCAGTAATGGAAGATCCAATAATGTTTGCATCAATGATACAAAATCTACCGTTCAAGGAAGCATGGAATTGGTATAGACCTCAAGTAGATTTTCTGACTAACAATACACAAGTTTGGAAGTTTGAAGACAAAATTAATGAAGATTTCGTTTCTTGGTTAAGTGGCATTATTGGAGTTGATTTGAAATTTAATAACGATATAGAATATCCAAAATCTCATGATGAAGGAAATAAGTTGAAAATGTCTCCAGCATTAGAAGTAAACATTAGAAGTGCTTACAACAGAGATTTTGAAGTATTGTATAGGAGTGTTTAAAAAATATTAAGTATGAAGGAAACTTCATTAAGTTAGCATACCAACACTAAATAATAACAGAATTGAGAGAAAAATTTATGTAACGAAAGTCTCGTTGTTATTTCTCGAATGTATTATTAGGAGACATTATGCACAATCTCATTTCACATAATCAGTTAGCGGGTTGGAAACAAAGCGTTGAACGATTGACTCATACATTAGACAAAGCAATGGATGAATCTGATCTACTAAACGATTACTATAACTGTTTAATTGAATGTGATGAGGATCAGTCAACATGTAAACGAGTTTGTAGGAGCATTCTTTCATAACCAACCATAGACACTATAGAAACTGTCACTGAGGGCCCTCACCGAAAGGTGGGGGTTTAGTATTATGGGTAAATACAAGAGAAACCACCATGGCAGTCCAACACGAAATCAAGTCACAACTTGCCAAACTGCTTGCCACTGAAGACTTGATCGTGGAGCACAAGCAAGTGCAGACTGCTTGCTTCAACGTCCACACCCGTGTCCTGACCCTCCCAATGTGGGAGAGGGCAAGTAACACCGTCTATGATCTGTTGGTAGGTCATGAGGTTGGCCATGCACTCTTCACCCCTGATGAGAACTGGTTGGAGAAGGTTGCAGTCCCTCCTCAGTTTGTGAATGTGGTTGAGGATGCACGAATTGAGAAACTTATGAAACGCAAGTACATGGGACTTGCAAAGACGTTTTTCCGAGGTTACCAAGAACTAAATGACGAAGACTTTTTCTCTATTCACGATGGGGATGTTGATGATTTTAATCTTGCTGATCGTGCAAATCTATACTTTAAGGTCGGTAATTTTGTAGACATCACTTTCGACTCTGAAGAACAAGTATTGATCCAGAAGATTGCAGATGTAGAGACCTTCGATGATGTGCTGAAGGTTGCAGAGGAGCTCTACTTGTTCTGTAAGAAAGAGAAAGAGGAAAAGATTGATGATACTGAGATGCCACCTAATGAGATGGGTGGTGAGTCTGATCAACCTGCCAGTGAACTACAGGAGCAGCAAGACTCCCCTGGTGAGGGTTCTGGCGACTCTCAGGAGCAAACTCCTATGCCAGAAGCAGATCAATCTGCTACTGCTCCTCTGACTGATGAACCAGAGGTTCAGACTGCTGATGCTTTGGAATCAAATCTGCAGGATCTTGTAGAGTCTGACGGGTA